GACCTAATAAGACGAGAAGATGCGATAGAGGCGGTGGCAGAAGAATGGTTAAGTGAAGCGAGTGCAGAAAGTCCTTATGTCAATGACTATGACATAGACAAGTACAGAGAACTTGCCGAGGATTTATTTGCGGACATACCATCAGCCGATGCACCTAAAGGCGATTTAATCAGCCGTCAGTGGCTACTTGAAGTATATGGCGATTATATTGGAGATAATGGTGAACCAAAGTATCATGTGCCACTTGAGGTGGTGCGACAGAACATCAAAGATGCACCATCAGCCGATGCGGTGAGCCGTGTTGATTGTACTGATTTTCTTTATTGGCTAATTGATGAAGTCGTGGACGAGGAAAATTGGGAATTGAATGCGGTGGCAGACGGAGAAATTATTTGCCGAAAGTTAAAGAAACTTGGCTTGTTGGAATCAAAAGGCGGTTACTACCACGATAATAGCAGAGCCACGGAAGAATCGTTGCGGAACGCATACTATGACGGATTTAATACCGCAAGTATTGAGGCACAAAATGTACTTGCCGACAAGGTATCGGTGGTGCGGTGTAAGGATTGCCGACACTATCTTATAGATGAATTTACTGCTACAACGGGGTGGTGTTATGAGATAAAGAATAGCGTAAATGAAGACGATTTCTGTTCATACGGAGAAAGGAGAAAGCCATGATTTGCTACCAAGATAAAACATTCTGCATAAGGGATTGTGCCAATATGAAGTGCAGTATCAACAAGAAGAACATCAACAAACCGAAAGACCTTGAATGGATGCCAATATCATACTCTGACTTCAAGGACTGCGATAGGTACAAGGCAGAAAGGAGAAAGCCATGACAAGGGAAGAAGCAATAGCATGGTTTAAGAATAGTCCATTTTATAACGAGAATCACGAGCCATATATTATGGCAATAGAAGCACTACAAGCCGATGCACCAAGTGACCAATACCTTAAAGGCTTTGAAGACGCAAAGAGAGCATACGATATTGAGTTGTACCGCAGACCGCAAGAAGAATTATTAACCCACGAACAAGCATGGGCAGAGATTGGCAGACCGCATGGGGAGTGGCTATTAGACAAAGAGAAAGACGAAACACATTGTTCTGTGTGCGGTGCGAATGCTTTATTGGTAGCCGTTGGTGTAGATGTTGGTCTTGAAGAATATTCTAACTTCTGCCCAAACTGCGGTGCAGACATGAGAGGCGAGCAGACCAACATAATAAAAGACACGGCAGAAAGTGTTGAACGGCTCAAGGACATGGGAATACTTGAGGACAGAAAGTTCCCATTCCACGATGAAATCATGGAGAAGTTGGATAAGTTGACACTAAAAGACGGATTCGTTGCAGACGAATGGTACAGAAAGAATTTTAAGGAGAAATACAATGATTAACTATGACGGAGAGCCTATTTGCCCAAGTGGAGATTGCGGTATCTGTGGCAGACTGGAAACTGGCGAGTGCCTTTGGCAAGAAAGTGAGGACGACGATGACATTGACAACACTTGAAAGTGTAAGGGGAGATGAATATTTTACCCTTGAAAAAGATGCGGAAACGATAGCACAACACATCATAAGACCAATGAAAGTATGGTTGCCGTTTAATGATAGAGGCGGTGCTTTTGAAAAAGTGTTGCCTGCACATGGACATAAAGTGGTATGTACCGATACAGATTTTTTTACTACTAACCCACCAGACGATACAGAGTGCGTTATTTCCAATCCACCATTCTCGCGGAAGAAGGAAGTGGTAAAAAGGCTTGATGAACTTGGATTAAAATATGCTTTAATCGTTCCGTTTCTCTGGCTAAACGACGGAATACCATTCGACCACGCAACGCAGTTGATGATGTTCCGCAAACGCATGCACTTTACTCTCACAATGGGGGGGGGTGGAACTAAACAGACCAAGACAAAATTGCGTTGTAATCAGCAACGGCATACTGACACACGATTTTATGGTTATTCATTAAAGGAGGCAGACGATGAAAACGATGTTTGATGTTGGCGACAAGGCTTTAGTCCTTTAAGGGGGTGTGAGTTTGATTAAATGTGACACGGCTATGCGCCGTTCTAAAGAGAAGTGCTATATCCGAGAGGGAGTAAGGTGGTACTGCAACGGAGACTGCGAGAATTGTCATTGTGCATTACACAAAAACTCCAACGGAACTTGGGAACACAAACACGTTGGCAACCATCATGGTGGGAAAGGAGAATAGTATGTATGAGTGTTTCCATTGTGGACATAAAAGTGTTATATGGGACGCAGACTTCACATTTGAAGACTACGGATTAGATGGAGAGGGACTAATACACCATTGTCATTGTGCAAACTGCGGCGCAGAAATAGAATACTATGTCCCTATAACCGAGGAAGATATAGACGAACTAAAAGAAAGGTTTGGAGAACATGACTAACAGTAGAGAAAAAGGAAAGAGATACGAGCGTTACATCGCGAGTCAATTCAAGGCAGAGGGATATGACGCTCGCAGAGGGCAACAATACTGCGGTCTGCAAGGGGACGCTGATGTAGTTGGCGTTCCCTATATCCATGTAGAGTGCAAGCACCAAGAGCGCATGCAACTGTATGATTGGGTTGCCCAAGCCAAAAGAGACGCACGAGAGGGCGAACTCCCTGTCGTTATCCATAAGAAAAACCATTGTAATGATTTAGTAACGATGGAGTTCCGCGATTGGATAGAACTCTATCGGGAATGGGAGGCAGGGCATGAGGCTTGAATCTTGCAACCACTTTGATACCGAAAGGTTCATTAAAAATCTAAAATTGTGGAAAAAAGAAAAAGAAAGGTTAAAAGAAGAGTTAGAGTCAATCCCAATTCTTCCGTCTGCGCGGAATGATAGCGGTGTCCATAGCACGGAAGTCTCCGAGCCGACCGCACGGATTGCTCTTAAAAGATTGGAAATAATAGAACAAATAGAAGATATAGAAAGGTGTGAAAGAACGTACGAAATTGCAAAGGGGTATTTAACCCCCGCAGAACTTGAGATATTCACCATATTCTTCGAGCCGAAAGAGCCGATTTGGAAAGGGATAGATAGATATGCGCATGGGAACTATACTTGCAGAATGAATGTCTATCGCGAGAGACGCAGAATCCTTGAAAAGTTGGACAGGCTTATTGCAAACGACGAAGAACTATGGTAATATATATATGTCCTTTCATGGACGATGGTACTTAATAGGACAATAAAAAAAGAGCAGGGCGACCAACCCTGCTCTTGTCCTACTTATTCGCGAGGTCATATAACTCTCGCAACCATTCACGCTTGTTGACTCCGTAATCTTTAGCCTCTTCAAGAGAGTCCAAGATGTCCTTGTCATCATCACGGCGAAGATAGAACATCACTTTTTTATAGGTCTTGCTAACGTATCTATTATTCGCCTCGTACTGCGCCTGCGTGAGACCTGTATACTTGCTCATTAAACCACCTGCCTTTCGTCACTATTGTAGTATATAGGTCTTGGTATGTCAACTTCTAACTGATTCGTTGTCCTTGCCAAACATGACTTCACACAGTCTGTTTGCGTACATTTCTTCATCATCATCGTTATCCGCGTACGCAAACCTGCCGAGCAGACCGACAATCTCGTCGGCTCTTTCTTCGCCACACTTATCAGTAAGCACCTGCCGAAGTCCCTTTGTGATGTTCACAAAGTCCTGCATGAGTTCAACACCGCTACCTGCGATTACAACCTTATCGCCATCGCACTTAATCATCTACATCACCCCCAATCTCCATAACAGGATATAAACTGACAGGACTGCCCTCAACAAATGGGTCGTGGCACATCATCATGTGTTCGCACATGCTCCACACAACTCTTTCGTCCTCTTCCGTGAGACTGGTCGTCTCTCCCTCTCCGTCGTGCGAGGCGAAGAACACATCGCCCTGTATAGTGTCAACTAACTCTCCCTTGTGGGAAATCAGCATGTTTAGCGGAAGACCAATCAACTTTCCCTCTTCGTTCAGCCACATGTCCACTCTGTCATTGATGGACAAACACTCAATGTACCCACCAACGAGTTCCTGCATGTCGGCAAGGGTAAGATTCTCTCGTTCTTCAATGCGAGGCGCATGCCCAACCTCTTTAATCATTATCCGCATCAATATCCACCCCCTTAATAAGCGTGTCTCTGCTATTGCGGAACTCTATCCGCACAATCTTTACGTCTTTCTCGTAGTGAGACAGACAGTAATCAATATCGTCCTGCGTGAACGTGTCCGTGTTCATCACGTTCCGCTTTGTGCCGTCTGCGTAAATGACGTACACCCAATTACTTGGCAAATCAAAATAACCCATAATCAATCCTCCTTTACATATACGTTTCTGTCATCGTCTACACCAAGTTTTCTATTAAGAGCATGTTCCGCAAAAGCGACCATGTTCATAAACACAATCTTCGTGTCATAGACACCAAATCCTGCAGATTCAAATGCGTCTATCATACTTAACTGTGTTGTTAGGTAATCACACACCCTTGTTTCAATAAGCATGCGCTCGTCCGCCATCGCTCTCTCCGCGATGTCCCATTCATGTCCTACATACATCATTACACTTCCTCCATTTCCATATAAGGATATTTCTCCTGCAACATCGCCATGATTTCATGGTAGGTTGCGAAGTAATCGTCCTCGTCCAAGTAACCATAACTAAACATAAACTCTTCCATATTCAGCGTCATAAAGTCATGCATCTTGTTCATGTCATCTGCAAAACTCCAACCTGCAATATCTCTCATGCTTACACCTCCTCCCAATTACATGGTAAGTACATACTCGCAGGAATGTCGCCAACGTATCTCGCCTTTACGAAATGATGTTCGTCGGGAGTAAACCCCTCGTATATATCATTAACACGCAAATCTTCCGACACCTGCTCTGCCTCAAACTTTGAGTCGCAGATTGCTCTAATTTCATCGTCTTCATCTAAAACCAACCACTTTGTCATCATATCAATCACTCCTTTACAGTTTCATAAATCTTTGTTCCCATGAGTTTCAGCACCCACTCTAATGCGCTAACATAACCCTCGTCATAATACTGTTCCTCAAGAGGCAAATCCCAACCATTGTCTTCATATTCCTCATGTTCTTCATATATCTGCGTCCTGTTTTCTCTAATTTTCAGTTCTAATTCTTTCATTGTCATATTCATCACTCCTTTATAATTTCGTGGCAGGGGAGGGAAAACTATTAAAAAACTCCCCTGCACACGCTGTCAGTCACCTGTAAAATAAAACATCAATATTGTTGCAATAACTATTGTTAAAAACTGTCCAAGTAAACCCATGTCAATCAACCTCTTCCATCAATATCACAACTCCTGCTCGCACTCCCCACTTTTTAGGACGCGTAATGAAATCGGCAAATAGCATAGCCTCATGCCATTCAGTCAGCGTGTCAGCGTCTCTGTATTCCTGCACATAATTGTGCTTTTCCTGCAAGTACCAACGTATGTCCTCTTCCAAGATGGAGAGGGTATTCACTTTAACGTATTTCATATTTACACCTCAATTCCGTACATTTCAGCAAAGGTTTCAACTAATCCTGCGCACCGCTCAATGCAGTCGCGCAGTCTGTTCATTTCATCGTCTGTCAGTTCGTAAAACTCTTCTCTGTCATAGATTTCTTCTGCCCAAGAGGTCATATCTCTATGCAGGTCGTGCATACACTCCTCAAACTGTCTTCTGTCGTAGTTACCAAGAACTCCCCAAAACTCTACAGTCTTGAACAAGTATCTTTCGTATGGAAGTCTACGTTCTTTCGCATAATCCTTTGGGACGTATGTGATATGCTCAACACCATCGTATTTGTCATAATCGGTTATGACACATGTGTCAATAAACCGACGCACATACTGCGGAATGTCGTTTTCCCCATAAACCGCGCAGTCAAAACCGAGAGGATTCTCTTTTGAGCGTTCTCCATAAGCAACAACCTTAAAGGCTTTTCCGTTGTCAGCCTCTACGCATACATGTCTAATGTTCTTTAACATATATCATTCCCCCTTTACCAAGCATAGATATAAAACGGCTTTTCATTGTGATAATCAATGAATATCTTGCGCATTAAGCCGAGGTCTCCAAGACACTCAAGTATAAGTCTGCGCTTTTCGCCAATTTCGTCACTAACAAGTGTTCCGCTACCCCATGAGAACTTATGGTTGCCATCGTATACTATCGTAATCGTATCGCTTTCGTCTTTTGCCACGCGAATCATTTTCTCGTCTCCGCTAAAGCAACCGAGGCGGAACAAGTCCATGTCGTGCCCGTCCTCAATTTCAAGGATTACGCAATGCTCGTTGTTTTCCTTTATTGTTACCATGTCTTTTAGTTTAATCATGTTATCAACTCCTTTATAAAACAATTTCCAATACGTTATCGTCTCGCATTGTTACCCTGCAAAAGATTCTATCGTCCAATGTTTTGGATAATTCATTCTTATATCCACGCTCAATAGGTAGCAGGGCAACTGCACCTGCGATAGAAACCTCAACCATAACGTCATCATCAATTCTGTCAAGCATTTCCCTTACTGTTGTCTCTCCACATACAAAGTTTGTATTCATATCTGTTCTCCTTTCTTATTATACTATAGTAGTATAGATTTGTCAAGTAACTATTTTCCTAAACCTGCCCAAATTACAACCATTAGGAAGAGGGCAGGGACTAACCAACCCATACTCATAACTATCACCACTCAATCGTGAAGTTAATGGTAGGGCGACGTTCAACCCAAAAGTCCCATATACCATCAACGTACTGATAATTCTCATACAGATATTCTTCCATAGAGGAATCAACCTCTGCGTTATATCCATTTGCGAGTTCTCGCAGACCGCCATTGATTACTGCGTACTCGTCATAGCCGTCGCCAACTTCAACGATTCCAATGAAACTTTCATCTTCGCACATGTCTTCAAACATTACTCTGTATCTTCTCATGTTCATCACTCCTCTCTAATTGCATACTCGCACATATATGAGTCAGTACCCATCTGCACCGCAAAGTCAATATCATCGGCTACTAATTTATCTATATGCTTTTGAGCCTCTTCGCGAGTAGGGTATGAGCCAAGGTCAACCCATTTTGTGCAACCATAAAACTTCGGTCTTGTCATTATTACATACTTCATATTTACGCCTCGCTTTCTGTCTCTATTATACTACAGTAGTATAGATTTGTCAAGTAACTTTTTTATACAACTGCACCAATTACATATAACTGGTCTTCACTCCAACACCATGTGTTGTGCTTACATTCTATACATTCAAGCACAGGCTCGTCATAATCCCAATGTTTGCACTCTGTAGGACGCTTGTTCTCCTTGCACTCATTATACCATTCGTCATACGATGTCCAATAATCGTCATCGTCCCATGCAGTAGGTGAACCATAGCACTTATAGGTGTAGGTGTCCTTTTTAGGTGTGTACTTCACATATCCAAGATACTTTGAAGTCCACGGCATATACGTTGTGTTAGAGTACCATACTCCGTCTTCATGTGACCAACCACTTCCAACGATTTCCCCATGTCCATCATTGGATAACACGAGCATTTTACTCTTGATAATCTCTCCCAATAACTTCCCTGCATTTGCGTTATAGTACCATGTAGGACTTGTGATAATGCAGTCTGCGTACTTGCGGATAAACTCCATTGTATCGCTTATTTTCGTCGCGTATGAAGTCAATGAGATTATCCCATTATGCGCAATTCCCACATTACAGTCAAAGTCCAACTCCTTTAACTCTCCCACATTCTCACTCAATGGGAATGGGTGACAGTTCTGCGGACTTGTCGCGCCATTTGTCGTGATTCTAAAGTGCATGACAATAGGCAAGTCCGTCCTATTCTTGTACGGCTTGAACGCGGTCTTGAATTTTCTCCAAGACATGAACCCCTTGTGAATATGTACTGCATTGTTTTCTGCATACATGAACCCACAACCATCGGGGTTATTCTCAAAACAAGTTTTAAGTGTTTTCCATGATGGGTTACACTCTCCCATAGGTTTATATACGATAATGCACATTCTATCAACCTCCTTTACATATATCCAAGAGCAACGCGTGTCTGTACGTCAGCATTGCACAGTACAGTCAGCATTGTATTGTAGTCCATGCGTGAGCAACCACGCGCGGTCAACTGTTCATTCATTTTGTCCATCAATGACATCATCATGTCGCGGTAGTCTTCTGTAGTAACGACTTTAGGCTCTTCCCAAATCACTCCGCGCGATTCCATGTACTGCTTTAATGAATCGTCAGCGTCAGCGAACCATACATAGAAATTGTTAGCGTCTTCCATGTCAATGGTCTTGCACTTGTCCACTAACATCTTGATAATCTTTACCCATGCGATAAAGTTATCATAGTTGACAGTTCCTGCACCAAGTCTAAACTCTACAGTCGCACTATTCCCACAGTTTATTGCTACTCCGTGGTCGTTGTCGTAGTATTCAACATACCGCTTTGCGTGGTCTATTGTGTCTGTTTTTGTGTTGCCTTTTCTAATCGGTCTTGCCCATCTTGTTGCGTAGTCTGTCCGTCTTGACAGTTTTTTCAGCATTTCATACGAATATCCCTCTGTGTGCAACATGACTATTTTCGCGATGTTTTCATTCTGTTCTTCTTCTGTTTCGCCAAACGCAGTCCGTGATACATGAATATGCAGTCCCGCGTCTTCATCTTCATCGCGGAAATTGTCCGCGGCATAGTCAAAGGCGCGCTTGATTTCTCCACTTTCTATGATTGCCTCATATGAATGAGGCATGAAAATGCACTCAACGTCAACAGTACAGTCATCTTCATACACCGCGCGGTCTCCGAGTATGTTATACAGTTTTTCCGCGTGATATTCCGCGTCATGTCCGCATAACTCCCACTCAACACCCATATACCAAGTTGGAGACGGCTTGATTCCTGCCTTTTCCATCGCGGACTTGAAGAACTTTAACATCTGTCCCTTGTGGTAGTGGTATGGCTTGATGATACACGCACTTGCGCACCTGTCGCACATGTCACGGTCAAAATCAAATTCATCTGTATGCACATATTCGTCGCAGTTGTAGCAATACGCATAGTAGTCATACAGACAGTCGGGACATACACCGCCATCGCGCGTGTTCTCCGTCTTGCTATTTGGGACAAGATTTCCGCAACATGCGCACTCCGTGTAGTCATACGCGCAGTCATCGCAAATCCATCTGCCGTCATACGTGTACTGCATGTCAACGTGATACGGGTAATACTCTCCGCAATCGTCGCACTCGCGGTAGTCTGTTGAACAGTCCGCGCACACATAGTTACCATACGCGTCAACAATAAACGCGTCTGACTCCGTGTTGATAACACAACCGCAGTCGTTGCAAATTGCCTTTGACATAGTTTTTTCTCCTTTCATGTCAACGTGATACTTAATAGGGGACTCGCGGAATTGCACCACGACCATGCTAATATCCCCACGATATTATACTATAGTAGTATGTTAGCATTTAATCACACTCGCGAGCCAGTTATCCTACAAATACCCAAGATTTACTGATACGTGGCACTCCGTCTCACACGCTCGCATACTCCTACGGGACAGGTGTATGGTCTCCGCGTGATAATATCACACTCGCGTTGCTTTATTCACTACTGCTTTCGGTTTTCTACTCGTACACACGCGCCTTGCGAGCGGTTCGTGCAGTCCGTGTTGCCTACTTGCTGATGTCACAATTTACCTTTTCGATATTGTACCGCCTTTCGTTTACCTTGCTTTATCTTACGTCTACATTATACTATAGTAGTATATGTTTGTCAAGTGATAACTTATGTTTTTTTATGTTTTTTTGTGATAACTTACGATGTCATTGAACCGCGCCGCCAAGCGTCTTATGTTCTTTTGACACTAACATTATACCATACTATGACAGTATGTCAAGCGTAAAAATGCAAATAATTATGTTTTTCTTATGTTCTTTGTATACACGGCAAGGGTAAACACCTGTTCTCCTATATGGTAAACATATGTTCTAATACAGTAACCATTGTAAACGCATGTTCGCAGTCAGCACCGATTCATTTATGAATCAAGACAGACGTCATTCTGACCGCTTGTCTCACGCATGCAAGCGATTCAAAACTGAATCACCATACACACCATCAACATAGGAGAGGAGAGTCATGGAAATAAATGGAAGTAGGTGGGTTGGTGAACACACGTTCACATTTTAGGCAAACAAAAGAACAGACGTTCCCCCAACCGACCGCCCGCGCGCAGAGAGAGGGGGTGGGGCGGGTATCTTGCGCAGACACTCTCTTAAAATATTTTTCTATAAAAGGGTTCCAAGTTGGTATTTTCTCACGACAAAAGTGTGCTATAATGCTATCGAGGAATTTTGCAAGTGCGCAAAATTTTTTTGTTATAAAAAGGACTTTTCATGGGAACATATAACGCCGATTACAAAGCAATAGCGGCAGAGCGGAAGAAGATAACGGAGTCTGCGAGGGCATTGGCGATAGCGAACAGGAACAAATCCCCGTATACGCCAGAGACGCAGGTCACATTCATCGAGAAACTCTCAAACTATGTAGAGGAACAGGACAGAAAGGGCAAACCCTTGACTGTAGCGGGGTTCGTGTTGGCTTCTGGAGTCCCAGAGCGTTCATGGTATGCGATGAAAGACGGGACGTTTGACGCAGGCATCGAAGAGTACAAACTCACCCACGACATTCCGTTAGACGCAGAAGAATACATCACGGAAGACGGCGAGGTCTTATCACTTCTGCCGTGGTCGGAGATAGTGAATCGGTGTTATCTCTTACTGCAACAGGAACGCGAGACCAACTGTGTAGCAGGCAAGGCAGGCAACGTCGTCGGCAACATATTCCTGTTGAAATCCCAACATGGCTTGTCGGATATGCCGCAACAGATAGCGTCGCAGACGAATATCCAGATAGTAGCGAACTCCGATACTGCCATGAAAGCGTTGGAAATGCTTAAATAAGGGCGGTAGTGTTAGTAGAAACCCAATGCGATTTAGTTAGCACCGCATCTCGTTTTCGCGCATTGAGTCGGTGCAAGTCCGACACCGCCCCCTTGGTATACCAAGTGGTATACCAACGGTAAACCCAGTATAGTATAGATAAGTATAGTATAGGTTATATATAGGAGACTCGTTCAAGGGTAGGACATAGGACTTTGATTCCTACAATCGTGGTTCGACTCCACGGTCTTCTGCCAAACACCCAGAGGGATTGGCATTTGGCGTTTAACATTTATTAAATCACGAAGAACTACAGAAAGGAGAGTATCACTATACTCTTGACCCTCTGGGGAGAATATACATGGCTTATTACGGCAACCAGAAACGCGGCAGACCGATGAAACCAGAAAAAGCCTACTTACAGGCAGTACAGGGAATCTTTAAGGCTTTCTGCTTTCACGCACACAATCTTTCATACATAAACAATCCTCAACCAAACGAAAAGGACATAAAGTGGATTCCGTCAAGGTTTCATAAGGACTTATGTGAGAGGGTGCAGGATTTTCTGGAAAAGCCGACAGATAAGGCATATGAGATAATGATTATCTCCACGCCGCCGCAACACGGCAAGTCCACTACGCTCACCGAGACTCTATGCGCGTGGTATTTAATGAGAAACCCAGACCATTGTGTCATACAGGTTTCATATGGAGACGACCTTGCAGAGCGGTTTGGCAAGAGAAACCTTGAGAAAGTAAAGGAGTTCGGCTATATATTCGGAGTTGAAGTCGACCCTAAAAAGGCTACCTCAAGGGAATTCCAAATCAAAGACCATAAAGGGCGTATGATTTCAAAGGGAATCGGCTCTGGTCTTACGGGACACTCTGGACATTTGATTGTCATAGACGACCCTATCAAGAATAGGGAGCAAGCAGACTCCGAAAGGACTCGCGAATCAATCTGGGACGAGTTTGAACACTCTATTCTTTCAAGAACGCAGGCTGGCTCGAAGATTATTCTTATTATGACGCGTTGGCATGAAGACGATTTGGCAGGCAGAATCCTTGAAAATATGCCAGAAGTCACCACGTACGTCAACTACGAGTGCGAATGTGAATCGGAGAACGACCCTCTTGGCAGAAATATAGGCGAACCGCTTTGCCCAGAGATAGGCAAGGGCGAGAAGTGGCTTGAATCTTTCAAGAAGACCTATACCAACGAGTCTGGCATGAGAGCATGGGAGGCTCTGTTTCAAGGACACCCGACCATCGCCGAGGGCAACATTCTCAAGAAAGAATGGTGGAATTACTACGACCCTGCTAAAGAGCCGAAATACGACCAGATGGTAATGTCGGTAGACGCGACCTTTAAGGACGGCGAGAGAAACGACTTTGTTGCTATTTCGGTGTGGGGAAAGAAAGAGAACAAGATATACCTCGTCAAAATGATAAACGAGCATCTTAATTTCACGGCAACCCTGCATAAAATTAGGTTATTAAAGGCACATTATCCGAGAATAGGTGCGATATATGTGGAAGACGCGGCTAACGGACAGGCAATTATACAGACTCTTTCTCACGAGATACTTGGTATCATCGCAGTTCCGCCAGATAAATCAAAGGAGGCGAGGGTCAACGCGGTTTCTTTCGTCATAGAGGCAGGCAACGTATATCTGCCAGAGGGCGACCCGATGACCTATAAGTTCGTGGAACAATGCGCAAAGTTCCCGAATGATAAACACGATGATATGGTCGATAGTATGTCAATGGCTTTATATAAATTGGCATATTCAAGGAGAGGTAGGGCGATACCTGCTATGAAAGAGAAACTCGACTGGGTATTTCCTTATCAAAAGCCTAAAAAGAGAGTCGATGTAGGAGGTTTAATAAGAACGATATGACAGTTTATTATATTTTGTTCTTGGCGTTTGCGGCGTACTGTTTGGTATCGCCGTTTTTGCTTGCAAAAGCAGTAATGTTCGGCGCAAAACTGGCAAATAAGCCAGAAAAAGTCGAGGAATGGAGAGTATTTGACATTCCAAAACCTAAAAAGAAGCCGAAAATGACGGCAGAAGAAGACAGAATGACTCAAATCCTGCGGAATATCGACAATTACAACGGCACTCCGCAAGGACAAGTAAAGGTAGAAGTAAAACATGACTAATGAACCATCAACTTCGACAAAATTCTGGCGAAGATATGAAAAAGGTCTTGATTATTTAGATAATAAAGACTTACTGAACCGTTCCAACAAGTGTTGGAACTTTTTTGTCGGCAAACAATGGGAGGGTGTAGAGGCAGACGGCGAGGATTTGCCGTTTATGAACTTCATACACCCGAACATTTTGCGTAAAGTAACCACCATTTACACCAATAGAATGGCGGTAACGTACTCTGACATGGAGGGTAGGTCGGAACTGCAACCGATTTACGAGGCATTGTCCTCAATGTTCTCGGCAAAATGGGAAAAGGCAAATGAAGATACTTTATGCAGACGCACCATTAAACATGGTGGAATCGTGGGAGACGGATTCCAATACTTCCCGACAGGAAACGTCGAAGACGTACAAATCATCTACAACACCGACATACTGTTCGGCAACGAAAGTGAGCCGAATATCCAAAGACAACCATACGTCATCATTCAAGAGAGACGTTCTGTTGAAGAAGTTAAGGAACTTGCTCGACAGAATGGAATCCCAGAAGATGAAGTTGCACTTATAAGACCAGACCGCGAGACAGACCACACTCTCGGCAACACGGACGAAGTAGAGAACGCGGATTCATCGGACACCATGAAAGTCACGATGATTACTCACTTTGAGAAGAAGAAAGAACCTGTTACCGAGGCGGTATGGGAAGACGCGGAAGACGGAACAAGGATAGGAACGCAAATCGAGGTAGGCGAAAGAGAAGTCGTCTATGTGGCTAAATGCACGAAATACTGCATGGTCGAGAATGAACGTCCTATCAAAGGCGAACCATCAAAGGTACAGATGATGAATGGAAGACAGGGCAGAGCCTTGTCAATGTACCCTATCCTAAAGTTCTCTTGGGAAGAAGTGCCTAACGATGCTCGTGGAGTATCGCAGGTCGAGGGTCTTATTCCTAACCAAATCCTAATCAATAAGACTCTGGCTCGTCGTTCTGTCGTTACGCAGAACACCGCATATTCAAGAATGGCGTATGACGAGACGATGATTTCAAACCCAGAGGATTTGATGAAAGTCGGTATGCCTATCGCGGTCAATTCTGGCGGCGCACAGTCAGTCAATCAAGCAGTAGCATATTTGAACCCTGCAACGCACTCTCCAGAACCAAAGCAACTGACAGACGACCTGCTTGAGATAACTCAAGAGTTATCGGGTTCTGGCGATACCACGATGGGTAATATCGACCTGCAAAGAGTAGCCGCGTCCGCAATCGTGGCGGTAAACGACCAAGCACAGTCCATGCACGACGACACGGTTGCTAACCTGCAACAGTTCGTCGAAGACATGGCTAACCTGTGGGTGGAACTCTGGCAGGTATTCAGCCCTAATGGGTTGTCTGTGGTAATGAAACAACAGGTAGAACAACCTGTAATCGACCCGATGACAGGGCAACCTGCTATCGACCCGATGACGGGTATGCCGCAGACTGAAATGAAAGAGGTCGAAATGCCAGTCGAAATCACGGCAGAGCAACTCGACCAAATCAAGCCTCTTACGAGGATTGACGTAACAAAAGATAACTCGTTCACTCGCGAAGCACAACAACAGGTAATCGACGGTCTTCTTGAGAAAGGCTTAATCGACCTGTCCGAGTGGACGGAACTTGCAACAGATACTTCACCTGTACCGAAACACGGTCTGGAAGTTATCTTGGAAAGAAGAAAATTACAGGCGCAAATGCAACCACCTATGCAGATGAATCCACAACCATCGGCAGGGCAACCGCCTATGATGTAGAAATACTACACTCTCAATACATTTCATTCTTATGGGGCGGGAAACCGCCCCTACCTCCGATAATAAAGTAGCCGTTAATTGAAACGGCACTTTTTTATAGGGTGCGAAAACGCACCTTGAAAACTTAATAAAAGAAAGGACGTAACACAATGGCTGATTACGAAAGCACAAGCGTAGAAACGTCGGAAGTCGCTGACCCGACAGAAGAAGTTACAGGCGTAGAAGAGCAGGAAACCGCCGAACCTGTGTCCGAAGAAACCGTCGAAGAAGAACCTAAAAAGACGGAAGAAGACGCGGCATGGGCGCGTATGAGACGCGAATCCGAGCAGGCTCGCAAGGATTTAGAAGCCGCGCAAAAGGAACTTGCCGCATTAAAGGCAAAGGAAGAAGCACGAGAATCCACATATTCTCGTCTTACTGGCTCGGATAACGGCGATATTGCCGCTATCGCAGAAGCCACAGGAATGTCGGAAGACGAGGTTCTGGCAGAAATCGAAGCCGCGCAGGAATCCGCGCAGAAAGACCTCTTAATCGAACAACTGCAAGAGCAGATAACTTCGATTGAGGCAGAAAGGCTGATGCAGGCTGACCTTGAAGCAATTAGAAAGGTAGACCCATCACTTAAAAGTCTTGAAGACTTGGGCGAGGAATACGCCAGATATATTAGCGCGACAGACCCGATAACTGGCAAACCAATAATGACGCCAGTTGACGCATATTGGGCAATCAAGGCGAAAGAACAGGCTAACAAAGCCACTCCGCCAAAGGAGATTGGCAAGGTAGAAACCTCTGCCGCCGAAAAAGATTATTTATCCGAGGCTGAAATTGATGCTATGTCTTCCGAACAACTAACGAAAAACTGGAAAAAAGTAATGGCATCGTGGGACAGGAACGCCAATAGGTAATCCTGTCTGCGGTGCAGAATAGGAGACACACACTATGGCATTTCAGAAATTCAAGCCAGAAGTATGGTCACAGAAGTTCATGGAAGACCTCGACAAGACTCTGGTCTTCAAGGAAGACTGTAACCATTCTTATGAGGGCGACGCAAAAAAACCTGGTGACGCCATTAGAATCTTCGGTCTGGGCGACGTGAATATCGGCAGATGGCATCACGGCAAACTGGAGAAACTGGACGACGCACAGGAAGTTACAGGGCATTCAATCCTTATGCCAATCAACGAATTGGCAACATTCAACTTTGAGGTTGGAGACGACCTTGACAAGGCACAGGCTATGGGCGGTTCTGGACTCATGGGCAAGTTCACTACAAAGGCAAAGGACAATGTTGCCGATGTAATCGACCAGTTCATCGCAAAACTGCACGTTGGTAACTGCGACAAGGGTCTGGCGGCAGGCAACACCGCGATTACCAAGAACAACATTCTGGACGCAATCGACGAGGCATACCTCAAGTTACTGGAGAACAATGTTTCCAGAAGCACAAAGGTAACGCTGACTGCGCCACCGTGGTTCATTATGACCCTCAAGAGAGCCTATGTCGAACTCGACACCGATAATTCTGCCATGCTGAAGAACGGCAGAGTCGGCAGATACGGCGGCATCATTCTCAAGGAGTCCAACAACGTATATCACGAAACTATCGACGTTAGTGGAACAGACAAGGAACTGTACCACATTCAGTTGAAGACGGACGAGGCAATCGCGTTTGTAAACCCTTACACTCACATGGAAGGTTATCGTCCAGACCTCACATTCATTGATTGTGTAAAGGGCTACACTCTGTTCGACGGCATGGTAGTTGCACCGAAGCAGGTCGTTGACCTCACGGTTTATAAGTAAGGGGGTGTAATTCATGGCAGCAGTAAATATTCCAATTTACAGACAGGACTATGCTCTTTCTGGTGAATCACCATCACATCAGTACGCAGGCATCGAGCCAAACGTATTCTCTCCATCACTTTCTGGCGTTGCGCTGACATCTTCAACGGACGCTAACTGGATTGGTGGACAGGACAACCCAACATACGGTGGAAGTGCTGACGCACCGCTTTATGGCGCGGACGACTTCAAAGACCACAAGACTCTGTTCATCTTCCAGAACACAGGCGTTGCCGCGAGCGTAACATTCGCGGCAGGGAACACCTATGCAGGCAGGGAAGTTAAGGACATGGTTATCGGCGCAGGAGAAACTTGCGCAATCTGGCTCGACTCATCGAAGTTCGCTGACAAGACCGACGGCGTTATCAAGGTAACGGTAAACACGGCAAGTGTTAAGGCTTACGGCGTAGAAATGAGATAGTCTATCGGGGCAGGCTTACGGGTCTGCCCCTATTTTTTCTATTATGAAACTACAAATACTAATACCACAATACAAAGAAACAGACGAAGTGGCAAAGCCACTTCTGGACAGTATCGCGATTCAGCAGGGCGTGGACTTTAGTGATATTGGAGTCCTCATCTGCAACGACGGCTCGGACGTATATCTGTCTAACGACCTGTTGGGGTCTTATAAGTTCCACATAGAATACTGGCGTAACGAGCATAAAGGCGTGTCTGGCACAAGGAACGCACTTATGGACATGGCAACCGCAGATTATATCATGTTCTGCGATGCAGATGATATGTTCGTTAGTGCCTGCGGTCTGTACCAAATCATGCTCGACATAGGGCAGGGATTCGATGCACTCAATTCTGTGTTCATTGAAGAAGCCTGCCAAAAGGACGGCAAGATGGTTTACATCACGCACGACAACGACTCAACTTTTGTTCACGGCAAGGTGTATCGCAGACAGTATCTAATCGACAATAACATTAGGTGGAACGATGCTTTAACGATACATGAGGACTCGTTCTTCAACGTCATCGCACTTAATATGACCGACAAAGTTAGGATTTGCAAGAATCCGTTTTATCTTTGGAAATATCGCGAATCGTCCGTGTGCAGGCACGACTCAAAGTATATGCTCAAGACTTTCGACAAGTTCCTTGATTCCAACGATGCTCTGGTAGATGAAATGATTAAACGGGGCGCGATGGACAAGGCGATGTACTTCTGCACCCACATGGTATTTGACACTTACTACACGATGAACAAGCCCGAATGGGTCAATCAAGAGAACCAAGAACACCGCGAGAGAGTGGAAAGACGGTTTGCCGAGTATTTTGCAAAGCACAGAGCATTGTGGGACGCAGTTCCTATGGCAGACAAGACTAATGTTTCCGCGACTGCAAGAGAGAAGAACTTGAAACAGGGTATGCTCCTTGAGGCGGTCACGGTGTTTGACTGGTTGAAAAGTGTAATGAACAAACGATTAAATTCAAACCTTATAGACTTGAGAATCACAGGAGAAGAACAATGTCTACAAGAAGACAAAGAGAAAGAATGAGGCTTGAACGCATGGCGTTTGACGATGCCGTTGAAGCCGAAAGAAATCGCCGTGAGAGCGATTTAACGGAGCAGGAAAAGAAAGACCTTACTCCGAAGAAAAAACCCGCCAAATCGAAGAAATCAGCCCCACAGAGGGATAAGAAATGAACTACGGACAAATAAAGCAAAACTTAATCAGTCTGGGCTTTGCCGAAGAATCGGATTATGAAGAATTTGAAGAACTCGGCTATACCTATGACGCTATCAATAGAGCAATCAGTCAAATCGGCAATCAGTTTCCGTACATCGCAAAGTACGAGTTTGAGATAGACGACTCCGACACAGGAATCCTATATGTCGATATGACGGACAGAGCAGGATTTTTGGCACTCGCGCAGGAGACGCCTGTAGTGTTCGAGGCTAACGGCGATGAAGTGTTTAGGAAGTTTGGCGACTACCAAATCGAAATGGAACACACAATCGTAATGAAAGCCGACGACTACGCAGGCTCTTTTAGAGTGTATTACGACAAGGCGTGTACGACCATCACATCGGCAACGCCAGACTCTTTCGTGCCAGAACTGCCGACAAAGGTGCATCATTTGATTCCACTTCTGGCGGCGTACTATCTGTGGCTCGATGACGACGAGAGAAAAGCCGTCCAATACTACAATATGTACGAGACAGAACTTGCTCTGGTATTGCAGAAACAGAACGCACCGAGAATGAGAGTCGTTACCGAGTGGGGCAATAACTGGCAAGGCACGAACCTTAACGTAAGCAAAGAAGAATGGGCGAGGTGGCACTAATGGCTATTGAATTACCTGCCTCTCCAAAGGTCTATACAACCAAATATACAAACTTCAAGGGCGTAGACTTTACCAATGACCCTACGAATGTATGGTACAGAAGAAGTCCGTCTGGCGTGAATATGCTACCAGACGCAAGTGGCAGACCGTTCAAAAGACACGGTTGGAGTATTCTTTTATCAAACAACGATTTGTGCGATGCTCTTTCCCTTTTCGGTTATGAAGAAGTGACATTAACGGAAGACGAATTTAACGCAGACAAGACAAGGTATTTTGTTCTCGTCAGCACGGAGTATGTTCGTTGTACCGATGCGAGTGTTTATGACGATGAAGAAACCTACTATATCCGTATCTATCCGCAGGGTGGCGATGACCCTTTGGGTGAACCGCCAATCATCACAAAATGTTCGTACTTTGAATTAGCAGGAGTAGACCATATCGTGATATTCACGGATAAAGGCGTTATCTTCTACAACGGCGAAGTAACGGCGGTAAACACGGACTACGATTGCTACACGGGATATGATAGGTCGTTCTTCTTTGAGGGCGATGGCACAAGTGCGTTTTATATATACGGCAACTTTAAGGTTTGGAGATACGAAAGTGATTTTATTCTCCATGATGCATCTTCGCAGGTCACCGTTCCAACTGTTTTGATTGGGGCAGAAGCAAACTGCGTTGGAACGATGCACGAGGGTTACAATCTTCTCGGCACGAGAGCAAGTGTAGAATATTGTGACAAGGATTTGTTTGCCTTTTGGGGAACGGATAAATTGTCGTTTGAGGTAGATAAAACCACATTCACAACCGCACACGCCAAAAACTACTCGATGACATACACATATAAAACCGTGGGTGGAACGACAACGTGGTACGACACATCAAATACTGCGGTAACTTTATCAACGCATGGCATCACGGTCTATACCGCGCCGAAAGTAGGCGACCAGATTTTCGTTGTCAATGCTCACGGCGTTTTATTTCCAAACAATGTTTCCATCGCACAGTACGAAGAAGTGTCTATTTTCGGGACGAAGACAGACAAACAGTTTGGCTATGAAATGGAAACAATAAACACAGGAACGCCGTCAGTCGGTCAATGCCTGCTACACCCAGACACCATCACAGACAACAGAGAAAGACAGCAGGCATGGGTAGAGTTTAGTCCAAGTGAGTCGTTTACTTCGGTTGACGGCGAGGACTACATCAAGGCGATATTCCCGACAGTTACAGTAACAATCACGCCGTATGTGAATGAATCATACACAAGTTCGGCGAGTCTGGTAGGTGCATGATATGGCAACAAGAGTATACGGCGGTACAGTAAAAGGGTATTGGCGAGTCTATTTAGACTACAATTGGTATCCTAATCATAGTGCCACACAAGCAAGAATAGAATGGTGGTACGGCATTGAGTTCGTCAAAGCACCAAAAGGGAACGGCGATACCAACGGCAACTACCAATCCGAATATGACAGACCTACCTATGTGGCGTGTACGTCACAGACACAACAGAACAAATACCCAACCGCCAAGTTCACTACAACATGGTGGAATAATGGTGGTAGGCGGTATCAGTATGGGTCTGGCAACTTCTATTACACAAAGACAACTTCAACAAAGGCGGTAACATTAACTGCATACATAGCACATACCACAAGTTCAACTACTTATTCTGGTGCGTCAAGCAAATCAGTAGGGTTTACCGTTCCTACACTTGCATCGTACACGGTTTCATATAACGCAAATGGTGGAAGTGGGCAACCTTCCAACCAAACGAAATGGTACGGGCAAACGCTGACGCTTTCTCCCACCAAGCCTACACGGACGGGATTCAATTTCAAGAATTGGAACACGGCATCTGGTGGCACGGGAACGGCATATAATTCTGGTGCGTCTTACACAACTAACGCAGGGGCAACACTATATGCACAATGGACTCCTACAAACCCACCGACTTGTGATATTGGGAATTTGGAACTGTCCGTCAATGGCACTCCGCAATCTTCAAGCGACATTATAAGAGGTTTTACGGACATATCGTGTAGCATTTCCAATATCGTTGTTCCAATAACGGGGAGAACACTTGACTCTATCAAAATGTCAATCGCAGGGGTAACGGCAAATGCAGTTATCTCGGACGATTCTGGCACGATAACGATGGACAACACACAGTTCAATTCATCGCATCAAGGAACATGGGCGGTAACGGTAACTACAAAAGATAGTGCAGGGGCAGAGAAAACATACAACCTCGGCAACATCAATATTGTCGCGCCTACATGGGAAGAAACCGTAACTATAAGCCAACCCGTTCCTGCGAAGGACTCAAACGGCTATGCGATGCTTGACTCGTTACAAATAGCAAGAACTCCCGTTGATATATCCGACCCAGACAATCTTGTGTGGGACACGGTTTCAAAAGACGGAATTTCTTTCATAGATAATGGCGATAATACATGGACGTTCACTTATGTGTTTGACGAGAACCATGTAAGTGATTCCACCTCGTTGACTCCAGATACGGCAATACGGGCATCATATAAACACTATGATTCCAATGCCTCATTAGGCGGTCAATCGTTCTACACAACATCAAGAAACCAGAACTATTCCAACGGAATATACAATGTGATGTTCGTGGGCGGAGTGGATAACAAGAACTTCCCAGAATACACATCACGGGTATGGTGGTGCAAGATAAACAATCCTCTTTACTTCCCAGACACTTCGTATATAGAAGTCGGTTCTAACGATACGGCGGTGCAGGGATTAACGAAAGTAGGGGATTACCTTGCGGTTGTAAAGCAATCAAAGACCACAGACACGGCGATATTCCTCTTATATCCAACATCGTTTGAGGAAGAAACGACCTATGCGGTCAAGCAGGGCGTACAAGGCGTTGGTGCGTTGGCAAGATATTCATTCAATATTCTTGGCGATGAAACATTGTTCCTCTCACCAAAGGGGGTCATGGCAATCGTTCCAACGCAGGACGAAGAACACAAGGTACAGAACAGGTCGTATTTTGTTGACAAAAAACTTCTTGCAGAAGACGCAAAGGATTCCTATTCATTCGTACATGACGGCAAGTATTATCTGGCAATCGGCAACGGACATTGTTATGTGCTTGACGGAAACCAGAGAAATTCATGGGGGAATGATAAGACCAACCTCGTTTATGAGTGTTACTATCTTGAGAATGTTCCTGCGAAGTGCTTTGTGAAATACCAAGACTCATTGGTATTCTCGGATAACGACAATGTTTGCATTTTCTCTGGTGGTTATGTAGATGCCTATGACGATGACGGCAACGAAAATGTGCCTGTCAAGGCAGAGTGGTCAACCATATTTGATGATGACGGCTCTCTGCATTACTACAAGACGATGCAAAAGAAAGGCAACCTCGTATCGGTTCTTCCGATAGAGAACGAGCGTCCATACGAAGAAGTTGCGATAGACGAGGACACATTCAACGATGACAAAGAACGGTACTTCATATTGGAAGACGGCAAGTTCGTACAATGCACGGAAAGTGATGTGTATGACCCAACGCAGACTTACTACATAGAGAACCGTCCTAACACAAGAATCTTCGTAAAGAAAGACAACAACGAACCCGTAGAGATACAGAGGAAGTTCGGTCTTTCCTCGGACATTCCAAGTGAAATGTTCCTCAATAAGAAGTTCAAGAAATACAAAAGGTTACAGTTCATTCTCACAAACGATGCAGAAGAAGACTTCGGCGTTGACGAGATAGTGAAGAATTATACCGTAGGGAATTACGCAAAGAAATGACGAGATATAACAGAGAAGACCCAAGAACGGTTCTACCACAACTTGAGAAAGAGTTTAACAACAAACTTGAGAAACCGTTGACCGTCGTTGACTCTCTTTTTTCTGTCCAAAAGGACGGGAGTGTAACTCTCAATGTCAAAGAAATCCCATTAACGGGGAGTCAATGCACTATTGGTGGCTACAACTGTGCGTACCAAATCGGCAACATTGTATTCCTCTCTTTTAATTTCAACATTACAACGGCTACATCAAGTTACGATTACATTTCTGGGTTGCCGAAACCAATCCATAATTGGGCGTGTAGTGGTACAACTACGGGGTCTGCTAATCAAACAAGATGGTATGTTTCAAAAGATGGAACTTTGAGGGCTGATGGGGCAACCATAACGGGTTGGCAGAACGGTTCTGTAGTATATATCTGCGAATAAGGAGAAATAAATGTTAAAGATAGACACAGAAAAAATGATGATATGCCTTACAAGGGGCGATACGGCAAATATCGTGTTTAGTGCGATACAAGATGACGGCACAACATACCACGCACAACCGAATGATGTTCTGCGTTTCGCCGTGGCAAAAAAGGTAGGCGCAGACCCAGTTTTTGAGCCAGAGCCAAACATCATGGGGAATGACCCAAGTGAAGAAGATGATTTTTGGACGGTCACGATTCAGCCTGCACACACAAATTCTCTCAAGTTTGGGGATTATGTATTTGATGTGCAACTGACTCGTTATAACAATGGCGACCCTCAAGTAGACACAATCATCGGCACAACTGACGAGGTTCAGCCAATCTTTAGGGTATGGGGCGAAGTATCGCCAGAGGACTAACATGGATATTCTCATTGGACAAATCGCCTCGGCGGTACAACTTCAAGGCTCTATATCTGGCGAGGAACAGTTAAAAGGTTCTTTTGATTTATTCAAGTTGCCAGAGCATCAGTACGAGGGTTCATACACGGTAACACCTACTGAATCCGAACAAGTCCTGCCGACTTCTGGCAGAACGCCTTTATCCAACATTACAGTTTCGCCGATACCAAGTGAATATATCATTCCGTCTGGCACGGTCACAATCACGCAAAGTAGTGGTGCTGATGTGACACAATACGCATCAGCCGATGTGCAGAGTGCTTCAATCCAAAAGAGTTACGAGGAAGAATTTTACACAAACGCAGGTGGCAATTATATGTTCCATCTTCAGCCTCATGTAGAAGTCCAATCGGCAGGTTGGACGGACACGGGAGAAAAGTACGGTTGGAATCATATCTACCGTGCTATGCCTTTTGGAGTAACGGTTACTCCAAGTGAGTCGGTACAGTATGTTGGATATAGCAACACCAACACGATGTTAGAGGGCAGAGTGACCGTAGACGCAATCCCTTCGGATTATGTTGGAACATCAATCCCAAGACACGATTCTTCGGATATTTACCCAGATGCAGGGTACACGGTAGTTACGCCAAGTGGGTATTACGAATCCGATGGCGTGTTCCAAGTTCCTTACGAAACGCACACCGCACCAAGCATATCTTACGATTCAAGTGGGCTAATCACGGCTATACATTATCAAGAATCCGAAAAACTCTGTATTGGGAGTGACCTCACATCAAATACACTACAACTCCCAAGTGCATCTGTTAGTTCGTACTTCTCATACGGTTATAGTACTATAGGCGGTTCAAAGGCATGGACTATTGAGTGTGGCGAAAGCATTACTGACGGTTGGATTGGTGCTTCATCGTATTCCGATAGTTATTGGTTTGGCGTTGTTCCGTCTGGCACGGTCATCACTCCAACGGAGTCTTCGCAGACCGCAGGTCATGCTGATTACATGATGGAAGATGCAATAACAGTATCGCCAATACCATCGGAGTATGTCATTCCAAGTGGAACGATAGAGATAGAAAACGGTGGCGATACCGATGTAGCGGGCTATGAAACGGCAGATGTTCCGTATGGAAGTCTTTACGCAGGGTATGACAGCAGTTATGTGACCTCAAGTGGTGTTAAAAAATGGCGTGTTCGTGGAAACGCAACGGCGGTATCTGGTTGGCTTGATGGGCAACACGCATACGGAGAATACGATTACTACGATGTTGTTCCGTCTGGCACAACTGTAACACCAAGCACATCGTCACAGACAATCGGTGGAACAAACTACATGATGCAGAGTGCGGTTACTGTATCGCCAATCCCATCACAGTATATAGTGCCAAGTGGAACAATATCCATTTCTTCAAATGGCACGGTTGATGTAACGCAATACGCATCGGCAAGTATAAGTGTTCCGTCTTCCGCACCGAATTTGCAGAACAAGACATTTACAGTATCGGCATACGGCACGGCAAGTGTGTCGGCAGATGCAGGGTATGACGGACTATCAAAGGTAACAATCACAACGCCAAGTGGTACGGCGAAAGCACCAACCTCAATCAGCCAAACGGGTGCAACGATAACAACGGGAACAAACTCACTCATACTGACGAAGAACAATGTTTCCGTAACACCGTCTGTATCGGCAGGATATATCTCAAGTGGAACGGCAACGAATGTAAGTATAACCTTGTCGGCTACCACAACAATTCAAGGTGCGTCAACATATTATCCGTCCACGGCAGACCAGACTATTTCATCGTCAAGATACCTCACGGGTACGCAGACATTTAAGGGAGTAACTACTTCCAACCTCACGGCAGGCAACATAAAGTCTGGCGTAGTGGTGCAAGTTGGCGATTCCGCAGACTCCGACAGAATCCTATCCGTAACGGGAACTTACTCTGGCGGTGGCGGTGGCGATAAAAATGTTCAAATAGCACAAAGCACAACGAGAGCAACCTCGTCAACCTATGTAAAGTGTTGCGGAGATATTACCGTAGCAACGACTGGAACATACGATGTGTATTGGACTTATTTTAGGTCATCAACTTCTGGCACATGGGGTTCGCAACTTTACATCAACGATGTATCGCAAGGAACAACATATTCAACATTCACGAACCATGTATGTAATGTCCATATATCCAATGTGTCGCTCACGGCAAATCAAAAGGTTTCCGTATATGCTCGGTCAAGAGGTTCTAACTACTACGGGTATATCGGACAGTTAGTAATAATAGAGAGTTAATCATGGCTTATTACGGAACGATAGTCGGCAAGAAAAGCACAACTGAAAACATGACGGGGAGAATCCACACTTGCCATGTTCATTACGAACCTTACCCAGAATACACGGGTACTTATGTGGCAACTCCGACTTCAAGTAAACAGTCTTTTCCTACCGCCGACAAAAAAATGAACGAAAACTTTAGAGTCAATGCGACTCCAATAAAGAAAGCATCAAATTCAGCAGGCGGTTACACAGTAACCATACTATAGGAGAATATCATGGCAGGAAATAATAAAATTGTTTATGACGGCAGTACACTAATCGACCTTACTGGCGATACTGTAGTACAGAGTGCGGTTTTGAGTGGATATACGTTCCACTACAAAGACGGCTCAATCAAGACTGGCTCATGTTCCTATGACGCATATACGGGCGATGCTACGGCGACGCAGGGCGAGATACTTGCCACGAAGACTGCGTATGTCAACGGCTCAAAAGTCACGGGTTCAATGACGAATCAAGGCGGTATCTCTGGCACTATCACTTCACTTTCTCCGTACATCGTACCGAGTGGTTATCACGATGGAAGTGGGCAGGTCGCAGTAGACTCTACAAATATCGCCGCAGGGAACATCAAAAGTGGAGTCGTTATCTTGGGCATTGAGGGAACTTACACGGGTTCTTCAATCGTTACGCAGACTGTAACGGTTACTCCTACCTCAAGTCAGCAGGTCATCACGGCGAGTGCAGGCTACGACTACTTGGCGCAGGTAACAGTACAGTCCGTACCGTACACTTCTGTTCTCAATAGTGCAGGCGGTTATACCGTTACGATTCTGTAGGTAAAGACATGACTGAAAACAATAAAGTCGTTTATGACGGACAAACCTTAATAGATTTAACGCAGGACGATGTCACGGCAAGTGATGTGCGTAACGGAGTATATTTCCATTCCGCAGACGGCGTAAGGGGGCAAGGAACATTGACTTCAACATCAATACCAACGGCAGACACGATAGCAGAATGGGATTCAGACGCCCACATGAACTCGGAAGATATGAGTTCGGCAGATGTAACGAGTTTTGTTAATGGTCTTGCATTTAATGGTCTTGCAAGTTTGATTGACATTTTTTATCCCGTTGGTAGTTACTATGAAACTTCCGATGCATCATTTGACCCAAATGTTGCGTGGGGTGGAACTTGGTCATTAGAAGCATCTGGCAAAGTCCATGTGTCATCTGGTGGGGCATATTCTATCGGTGCAACGGGTGGTTCGGAAACTCATGTGCATACCACGGGCGGTCATACATTGACCACTTCGGAAATCCCTGCACATAACCATGTTCCTGCATCACCAAGTAACACAGATGCACATTTTGTTGCCTACAGAATTATAAGTGGCTCTTCTGGTAAATATTTTATTGGTTCAAGTTCAAGTGGTGCATCAAGATACACCTACGCATCATCAAGTTCGTATGACCACATTGGAAATTCAAGAGCAACGGCTAACACGGGTGGTGGTGGCTCACATAGCCACGGCAACACGGGTAGCACATCAAATATGCAACCGTATGTTGTTGTAAATCGTTGGCACAGAACGGCATAGGAGAAATAAATGAGTAGTGAAACAATAACAAGAAATGACCTCACGAACATACTTGACGAAATCGTGGCAATAGACGGCACGGATATGTCGGCGCAAGATATACAAGACTTTTGCGATTCTCTTAATATAAGTGGGGCGATGTACCCAAAGATTCAAGTCGGAGAAACTGCCGTAATAACCGTGTCGGCTAATAGTTACTACGATGAAAATGTTACTTTTGACAGTTCGTATTCTTCGTATCCTGCGGTAGTCGCATCTTTCGTAACATCATCAACCGCAGGGGAATTTGGCAAATGTTGTGTTGCCGTACATACCAGAACCACTACGGGGTTTACTATTAGAGTGTTTAATGGCGATGCGACTACTCGTGCGCCCGTTATTCAATGGATAGCAATAGGAGTGTAACATGAGCAAACTTATAACCGAAAACGATTTAAGAGGAATACTTGACAAGGCACTACCGTTTGGAACAACTACAAAGGTGCTATGGTCTGGTGTGTTGTATATGTTTAGTGGGCAGACCGCCCCATTGTCCGAAAATGTTTCCGACCAGAAAAACGGCATTGTATTGGTCTGGAGTGCGTATTCAAGTGGTCAAGCACAGAACTACGATTGGAACTATCAATTTGTTCACAAAAACCATGTTGCCGTTGCGAGCGGTGCAGGCATTTGTCATGTCATGTCAAATGCTAACTTTGCAAAGGTTGGGGCGAAATATGTTTATGTAAACAATGACAATATTGCAGGCAACGATTACAACGATGATACGGGAACGGCATCTGGCGTAACCTATGCTAATAATTATTGGGTACTACGATATGTACTCGGTGTATAAAAAGGAGATAACAAATGAATTTTGGAACAAAAGTAAGAACAATCTTGGCGATTGCAACATCGCTAAACACGGCACTTCTTGCCACAGACATTACGGGTTTCAACAACGGAACGCTTGACTTGATTTACAAGATTTTCTCCGTTGCTTTGAACTTCGTCATCGTTGCGTGTTGTACTTGGTACAACAATGACTACACTCCAGAAGCCTGCGAAGCAACGGGCGAAATGAGAGCAAGGAAAGACGAAATCAAAAAAAAAGTCAATGGCGAGTGCTTTTATGATTACGAGGAGGTAGAGGACGATGACATTCAGTAACCCAAAAATCTACAGACAAGCAGACTCCAGATGGGGTTCTCTGCCTTATCCAACAAAGGCTTACAAGTTCGGCTCTAACGGTTGCGGTTGTTGTTCTTGCCTGCACAACATCATTGAGATAGACAAGTACAAGAACTGGACACCGAAAGACCTGCGACCTTACATGGTAGGGCAGGGATTCGCCACAAAGGGTCACGGCACTACATGGAACGGAATCACGAAGACACTTCAGCACTACGGATTCACGGTATCGCACCCAAGCATTTCAAAGTCTATGACTCCTGCATGGAATGTACTCAACAAGAAAGATGCCCCAAAGCAGGGCGTTCTTTTGTTTAGAGCAGGGGTCAGAAACGGATGCAGATGGACGAGTGGGGGTCACTATGTAGCCTTTTTGGACTACAAGGTTGTCAACGGAAAGCACTATTTCTACACAAAGGATTCTGGGGGCAGGAAACATGACGGTTGGTATTGCTATGAAACCTACATGAAAGGACTTCTGCCACAAATCTGGATTGTGACGAAGAAACCAAACACTCCTGCACCTAAACCAACGCCGACTCCTGCGAAGAAGTATTCTGGCACTATCCCTGCACCGACAATCAAGAAAGGTTCAAAGGGAGATAAGGTAAGAAGTTTGCAAAAGTTCCTTAATTGGTACGGCAACTACGGACTCAAGGTAGACGGCGTATGCGGAAACAAGACAGTAGAAGCACTCAAGAAGTTCCAGAAAGCAAACGGACTCACGGCAGACGGCATCTACGGTGCAAAGACACAAGCAAAGGCAAAGACATACAAGGGATAAGACAATGACAGAAGCAATTATTATCGCGTTCATCACGGGCGGTCTGGCAATCATCAGCAATCTCGTAATCGCGGCGACCAACAACTCAAAGACGATTTACCGTATTGAGCAACTCGAAAAGAAGATGGAAAAGCACAACCAACTGATTGAGAGAGTCGCGTTACTGGAGCATGACGAGCAGACCCAATGGAAACGCATCGACGAATTACGGGAAGAAATAAATAATGGAAGATGAAAAAGCCTTGATTGAACTACTCAAGGATATGCTAAAACAGAAGCAGAAAGAGGCGAGGTATCTCTTTATCTCACTCGTTGTCATTGTTGTAATGAACGTATGCACTATTGGAGCATTTCTTTGGTACGAAAGTCAAATGGAAACCGTCACGACAACAACCACGACCACTACAACGCAAGAAGTAGACGGCGAGAACAACGATATTGTCAACGGCGACCAATACAACGACGAGTCACAGAACAGGAGTAACTAATGTCAGCAAAACAAACAACAACGACTACTACCACGACTACGACTCGGAAGAAGAAAGAAAAGAAAAAGTCGGGCAAGACAGTCAAGGACGCATACACCGCAAAGGTCAAGAAGTCCAAAGAGAGAAAGGTCTGTCCGACTTGTGGGCGACCACTATGAGTGAACACATCGAAACGAGGAAGAAGTTAAAGGAAATAGCGAGCGTGTCCTCTTTTACCTCCTTAATTAACTCGGCAACTCTCTCGCATACAGATAAGCAGATTCTCGTTCTTCATTACATAGATGGAAAAGACTTTAGATACATCGGGGACACGCTTGGCTATTCCGAATCGACAATTAAGAAACGGCATAAAAAGGCTCTAAAGAAATTGAGCCAACTCTTTTAAGGTACTTCCGTTCACTTTCGGCGGTGCTTACGATAGAAAGTCTCTTGCTATCATAAGCATGGAAAGGAAGTGAGCGTATGAATTACAATAATGCAAAGGCTATGGTAGACATGATGCGCGGGGCGAGGAATCCGCAGGCTCTCCTACGGGAGTATGCAAGGACTAACCAAAACGTCCGCGAGGTCATGGACTACATGGACAAATGCGGCGACCCAAGAACCGCGTTTTATCAAATGGCGAGCGCAAAAGGCGTTGACCCAGAGGCTATCCTTTCGATGATTAGAAAGTAATTGCAATTACATAAAAATCTTTAGAAAGGAGAACTGAATATGGAAAACGGACTTTCTGCGAGCGATGTCGCATTGATGAACCGCGACACAGGCTTTGGCGGTGAGGCGTTCATGTGGATTTTCGCACTTCTGATTCTGGCAGGCGGTGGCTTCGGCGGTCTTGGCTATGGCGGTAACGCCGTGACACAGGACGCGATGCAGAACGGATTTAACTTCAACGACCTGCAAGACCAGAACCGTGACATTATGAACGCTATCACAGGCGGTACTGCACAGTCTGTAGCGACGACCAACCAGACATTCCACGATTCTCTGTTTGCCCTCAACGATAAGTATTCGGAACTGGCAAGAGATATTAGTGGCGTGAATATGCAACTGCAACAGGTTCTGTCAAACCAGAATGAATGTTGTTGCTCGACCAAAATGGAAATCGCCAACAACAGATATGAGGCGGCACTCAATACTGCCAAAATCAATGAAACGACTGTAGCACAGAGCCAGAAGATTCTGGACGCTCTGGCACAGAACAAAATCGAAGCATTACAGGCACAGGTAAACGCTCTTGAACTGCAAAACGCCGTGGCAGGGGTGGTAAGATACCCTAACTCATGGGTGTATGACGCAGGCAAAGCACCTTTCTGTACTTGTACCACAACTACGCCGACAACAGGCGCATAAGGAGAGACAATGGAAGTTAGTGAAATTTTCGCGAGACTCAAGGCACACATGTTAGAGGGCATGGTATTCCATGACGGAATGGTACGCTACTACGGATTCCTTAATTGCGATGAATGGAAAAACGAGCATGAATGGCATTACGCCGAGGAAACCGATGGCTACCGTCAATTATGCGACTACTACATGAACCACTACAATGCGTTGATTCCAGTTGAACCGATGAACCGTCCAGACGTTATACCAGACTCTTGGTATCGTTACACAAGAGGCGACGTAGACGACGGGACGAGAAAGAACGGCAAGGAAATCGGCATAAAAAAATGGGCTGAATGGGAACGCGAAACAAAAGATTTGTATCAAGATATGTGGAAAGAACTCGTAGCAATCAACGAAATCGCCGCCGCACAATTTATCTCTCGGTACATTCGTGCGGTTGACGAAGAACTGAAATGCGCGGAGAAGTACACTCTTGGTCTATAAGATTTAGCCACCTCGAAAGGGGTGGCTTTTTCGTGGATTAAAAGGAGACACAAATGGCAGTTACATACACCGCCCCTGCGTATGATGAAAAGAAATATCGGCAAGGAATAGACACTTCTTTTTACCAGAACGCAATCAACAATTACACGGCACAAGCAAACAAAGAGAGACAGACACAACTCGGAGAAGCCCAGAAAACGCAACAGTCCGCATTAAAGCAGGCGTACATTCAAAGGGCGCAGAATCAGCAGAAACTCCAGAATAACCTCGCTCAAGCAGGTATTCGTGGTGGCATGACAGAAACCGCCAACCTTAATTTAGCCAATCAGTACGGGCAGGCGAGAGCCGCGGCGAACACCGACTACGCCAATTCTGTGAACCAAATCAATCAGTCAACTGACAGAAACATCTTCGACTATACGGCAGATATGCAGTCAAGGGCAGAAGAATACAAGCAGAACATGGCGCAGGCAAAGTGGCAGGCGGCGAGAGAGGATTCATTGAATCAGTACAACTCCGCACAGGAATATTGGAATAATTATTATCTTGATTACTACTCTGGCTACTCCAAGAAGAACGTCCAAAAGGCATTAAAGACGGCGGAAAAGAACTTGAAGAACGCCAAGACAGACGCGGAGAGAATTAGGATTCAGCAACAGATTAGAGGAATCCAAAACAGACTCGGAGTTATCGCCAATAAGTAAGGGAGTTACTAATGGCTGAACATAAAATTAGACAAAAGACAACAACGCCAAAAAAGAAGAAGCCAGAAGAAGACAGGTTCGGCAAAAAAGGAAAGCAACAGGCGAAAAAAGCAAAGGCTGAAAAGACTGGGGCAAGCAAACTGAACAAGACTGGCAATTCTCGTGCAGATGAAAGACGAGAGGGAGCGGTAAGGGCGAGGGAAAACCCTGTCAACAAGACTCGTGGCGGTGCGCAGAACTATATCATCAAGGATAAGGTTCAACCAATTTTAACTGCACCAACAAAGACTGTATCTGGCGCATTGAAGAACGCACAGAACACGGCAGGGCAGGCTCGCAACCAGCACAGAGGCGGTCATGTAACTAACGTAGTAGACAAAACCAACAGGTCGAAAACCCACGGTGCAAGCACGACTGTTGTCACTACTCCACAGACAAAAAGAAACGACAGGCTTACCGCTAAAGGACAGGTAGAACGCGACAAAGCAATAAAGGCAAACGACCAGAAGATACAAACGGTTGCCGACACAAAAGCAAAGAACGACAAAAACGGATATGCCTATGGTGGTAAGTTAATAAAGACTCTCGACAAGTATAATGAGAAAGTTGATAAGGCACTTGAAGAGGGCAAGAAGAAAGACCTCGAATATGCCGCAGAGTCTTTCTCCGACAAGAAAGTTGATATTCCGTTCTATACAAAGTATGCAAAAGGCAAAGCAGAAGCAGAGGCTAAAAAGGCATTAAAAGAGGGCGGAGTAACCCAGAAAAAAGGCAAAGAAAACGTCGACAATTGGATTACAGAGACAGAATCGAATTGGGATAAAAGTGGGTTCAAGGTAACCGACGATACAGTTGTAACCGAAGACGGCAAAACTTGGGGGCAGATAAAGCAAGAGGCATACGACCAAGAGGCGGCTCGCATTAGATTTGAACGCAGTAAGTACATAAACCAATCCACTAACGGAGTTGGTCAACTGTCTGCGCAGGATATAGTCAAGGGCGGTATTGAAATGGGGTCGGAGTTCATTGACTACGGCGTTCCTTACATGGCTACCGCTAAAGGCTCTATCAAGGTTGCGGAAAAACTCATGGCGAAAGCCGCGAAAGCAGGCAAAACAGGCGCAAAAGTTGCACCAAAAACCGAAGCGGCTATCGGCAGGCTCGTGGCAGACGGCAAACTGACTCCGCAGGCGGCGAAGAAACTCAACACGCAGATTGCCATTAAGTCTGGCGCAAAGAGTTTCTCAAAGGAACTTGTTGCTAATGCTCTCCAAGATGCGACTATCGGTACGGCTATCGACCTCGGCAAAGGCATTGAACAGGGTTTACAGGGCAAAGACCTTGAAAAGTACATGAAAGACAATGCTATTGCTAACCTCGCACTCGGTATTCCTATGAGTGGAATCGCGGGAAGAGCAGGTGCGAAAGAGGCTAAACAGGCTCTCGCAGAGGACATAGCAGGTAGCGTCAACAAGTTCACCAACCTCACAAGAGAAGAGGGATTTGAACTCGACAACCTTATCAAGAAATCCAATGACAAGAACGCCACGCTCGGCAACTTCGAGGCGCAGAGACTGTCGGAACTGCAAGACAAGGCTCTTGGTGGAGATTCTGCCGTTGTCAATTCCAAAGGGAAAATCGAAGTAAACAAAGCGGAAACCACGGTAGAGGGATTGAGCCGTGAAGACGCTAAAGAATATATAAAGTTAAGGGCGAAAGCGGCGAGTGGACAAATACAACCGCACGAACTCGGCAACCTCGCGGGTCTTCAAAAGAAAGTCGAACAGGCTTATAAGCAGACAGAGGCTAAAGCGCAGAAGACTATCAACATTTCCAACAAGAGAATCACGAGCGCGATGCAAGAAGACGCTGAAATGGCAGTCCGTTTCTTTGAGCGAACTGGAGACAAGGCAAGACTCAAGCAGGCGAATGACGTTCTGGAAAGAGCAAAGAAAGCCACGGCAGAAAAGAACGCGGCTCTTGAAACCAACATCGACAAGATGAAAGACATCACCAAAGGCAACTACCGTTGGGTTGATTCAAAGGAAATGGAGGCTCTTACAGGAGACGGAAGAATCGGTGGCTATTACGATGAGGCTACAGGAGAAATCGTAGTCAACAGGGATTCTCCGCAGGCTTATCAGACTATCATCGGTCACGAGACAATGCACATGTTGAAAGCGGCGAACCGAGAGGGATATGACAAACTTGCCAACATGCTCGCTGATTATGTTAAAGAACTCGATGAATACGACTCTCTCGTTGCAGAAGTAAAACAAGCATATCCAGAACTCGTTGCCAAAGGAGACGCTGACGCTCTTGACGAAGAGTTGGTTTCTGAAATGCTCGGTCGGTATGTGTTTGGTGAAGACGACACGTTTATTAAAAAGTTGGCAGGCGAAGACCCTACAACTCTCCAAAAAATAATCAACTACATTAAAAAGTTGTTTGCAAATAACGACAACGCCGAATTAAGGGAACAATTTGCCAAATTAGAGCAAACCGCATTGGAACAAATACGCGATGCGCACCCAGAGGTTATCGCAAGAGAAAACGCGAGAAAGAAGTGGTCAAGAATTGTAGATAGTTCTGGCGAGCGAGTAGATGTGGCAGACAGGCAAATATCGGCACGGGTTATAGACCAATGCTATCTTGACGCAGTAAAGTGCGGAGACCTTGACCTTGCGCAGAGGATAGTTGACCAACACTTGCTCTCTCAAGGGTTTGGAATCCCTGCGTTCCACGGGACTACGAGATTTGGGTTCACAACTGTTGACATGGGTAAACTCGACGATGGAGCGTCAATATTTGCCGCACGGTCGCCTGCCGTGGCACATACATATACTGGGTCGTATCGTAGTTCAAGACCAAACGTCAAGAAGATTGGGAATCCAAAAGAACCGTTAAAAAATAAAATTCAACACAAAACCAAATGGGATATAGACCATCTAAACGGTGTATCAAAAGAGTATCTCGGAATAGATTTAGAGATAGATAAATATCTCGACGATTTAACGGGCGTTGAAGCAACGATTAATGGTGAATTTGGCAGACCTCGTGACTTTTCCATTGATGATTATATGGAATGGGACAACCCAGTAACAGGCAAACATAATGATAGTACGCCGATTGAACTGTTTGACTACGCAACAGGAGACGAAAGGGGTGACTTCGTAAAAGACTACTCCTTATATAACAAAATCAAGAATCACATAAGGGACGAGTACAGATATGATAAATCTCTCGATGCGTATACAAAGAGAGATAACGAGTTTGAACTTCTTGACATTGACGAAAGGGACGAACTTCTTGAACTCGCGAGAGATATAGACAACGAAGTTGTAAAAAGATTAACCGAATATTTTGGAACTGCGCGTTATGGCGAGAATGGCATTTACCAAGTCAGACTGAAAATGAATAACCCTCTTATCGTGGACTGCGGCGGTAGTTGGTGGAACGACATAGATGGGTCTGCTTTCAAATATTCTGTCGAGGACAAAATCGCGATAGAAAACTTCCATGCGTTTGAAGAAGAGTATAAGGAGTATGTTGAAGACGTTATAGAGGACAATATCACAGACGCGGACAATGTTTCCCTCAATGCGCTGTTGGACGACGGGAAGTACGAAGAATATTATGAATTCAAAAACGATTTAGAAGATTACCTCATGGAAATTGGACAAATTGTTGATGAAGACGAGTTTGTCGGTAGAGGAATGTCAAAAGTCTTCAAGACAAACGATGAGTATGACGACGCATACGATGTATTTATTGAAAAGGGCAGAGCCGTTGACAATGATGACAAAACGTACAATACGAGATATGTGTCACAGTACGCTCGCAACAATGGCTATGATGGCGTAATATTTAAGGACATTGTTGATACTGGAAACGGCAGATACATTGAAGACGATGTATATATTGTTTTTAGCAACGAGCAGATGAAGTCAGCCGACCCCGTGACGTATGATGATAACGGAAATATAATCCCGCCGTCCCGTAGAGGACTTGGAGACAAGGTAGAGGCTGAAAAGTCACGCTCGTTTGAGAAAAAAGCCCTTGAAAACCACGTAGAAGTACAGTCGGACGGCGCGCTTATGGACGTTGATACTGGCGTAGTTCTGTATGACCCAAGAGACGGGTGGAAAGACTCTGACTTTGATTGGGAAAAAACGCACGGCATTAGCGAGAAAGAGTATGAAAATTGGCTCTCTTATAACAATCCACGAAGCAAAAGAGACATGCGCTATTCCAAGTTCGGCGTAAAAGGCGCGACTGGCGAACAAAAGGCTCTTGGCGAACAAGCCGAGCAGATGTTCAAAGACGGCGTACCTGTAGACGAAATTTATTACAATACAGGTGGTTGGGTTGTGGATTCCGATGGAAAGGCGAAGATGCGCTTTTCCGACAAGGACATGAAACTCAACATCAAAATGAAAAGTCTCAAACCTGCAAAATCCGTGTCGGATATTCAAAAAGCATCTGACGCGTGGGAGGCGGCAGAGGACGCATTTGACAAGGCAGTTGCAAGAAATGCAGACGATGCGGAACTCGGCAGGCTTCTCGGTAATATTCAAAAGGCAGAAGAGGCTCTCGACATCGCGCAGAATGGCGTAAAGGAGATTCCGCTCGGTGAACTTATTGAACATAATGAATTGTTCAAGAGATACCCAAAGTTCAAGGACGACATTACAGTCAAATTCACAACAAAATCGTATATTGGCGGCGAGGGAATGTTGGTCGATACTGGCGGTGGAACATTCACCATATATGTAAGGCGGAACGGTTTAACGAAAGAAAAACTAAAAGAAACATTGGTGCATGAAGTCCAACACGCTATACAGGACACGGAAGGATTCGCTCGTGGAACAAGCCCAGAAGAGTGGCAACGAATTACGAAAAAAATACTCTCCGAAATGGACGATGTAGAAAACAGTCTCCCATCTGGATTCACGTTTGAAAAGGACGGTAGCAACTGGGTTATTAAGAATAGCAAAACTGGCTCGACGGCATCTGCATCGAAACCAGAAAATGTACGATTTGACTTTTTCAAAGGAATTGACGCAAGAGAACTCCGCGCGAAGTTTAACGAATGGGTTGACCTAAAAAATGACCTCGACGCTATGACAACACAAATATCAAACGCTCCAGATAACGTGAGAAGAGAAGTTGCAAAACAAGGCAAGTTCCAATACTCGAACACAAAGGGAGAGTTTGAATCGCGTAACGCCGAATACGAAATGAATGAGCCTTTAAGCAACATGCGAGGCTATGACGAAGTTGAGGCAAGAGAACGCACAAAAATGAATCGTGGTCAAAAACCAGATTCAGACGCGTTTGTAAACGAACACGAACTCAAAGTAGAAGACTACGAGAAAAAATACGGCGGCAAGAAAGCCTCCAAGTTCGCCAAAGAGACTCAAAACGCCAAGACTTCTCGCGAGACTGTAAACGCCACAAAGAAAGAAAAAAAGGCTCTCGAACAAAAACTCTCTGGCAAACTTTCAAAGGACAAGAGGGCAGAGGTCGAAGACCAACTTGTTAAACTCGAAGAGCGTCTCGAAAAAGAGACTGCGTTTATGCACCAGTCCAACACCCCTATATACAAAAAACGTATAGAGGAGAACCGAAAGGCTATCAAGGAACTTGAGAAAGAACTCAAGAAGACGAAAGACGCTGACGAGATTAAGAAAATCCAAAAGCAGATAACCAACAAGGAGCGGTGGATTACCACAAACGAAAACTGGATTAACTGGAAACCAAAGCAGGTGGTTAGCGACGTTCCTGTCAAGGAACTCTCCGATGGCGAGTTGTCTAAAGAGTACAATTCAATCAACAAGGAACTCAAGAAAGAGCAGGAGTCTATAAGAACAAAGAGACTCCTCGAAGAACGTCGTGACGCTCTCTCAAAAGAGGCAGAGAAGAGAGACCTCGACCTGCGTGGCAACCTTGAGAAAGCCGATGAACTTATCAAGGAAAAGAGATTTGGCTATGAAGAAGCCGAAGAACTCACCAAGAAGATAAGGGAAATCGACGAGCAGGTTGCGGAACTCGATGCCAAGAAAAAGACAACGGCACGAGTCCACAAAATTGACAGTCTTGAAGCAGAGAGAAAAAAACTGAATACAAGACTCTCTAACGTCATTGAGAACTCAAAGTCTGTTGTTCCAGAGGGCAAGACTGCGAAAGAAACATTCAACAAAGTCGTTGGCGGAAATACCCTAAAGGCAAAAGGCGAGGGTAAGATGCTCAACAAGTTCTCCGTACGGAAACTGCTTGACGAAAACGATGGCAGTAAGTGGGGAGCAACGAAAGACCTCGGCAGAGCGTTCCGCCGTAAGACTGAATCGTCTCTTATCGAGTATGAGTCCACAGGCAAACAACTTATCAAGGACGGTCACAAGGAACTCGGACAGGCTCTATTAGACCAAGCAAACAACGTCACCGTTTACAAGAATAAGGCGGCGGCGGCGGTCGAGTCTGCGAGAGCAAGTGCTGACGGGACTAAAATAGGCAAGTCCCTCAATGATGTCTTCAAGGTAGAGGACAAGAACGGCAAAATCGTCGACCTCTTGTTAGAAGAAAATGCAGAAATGAGACAAGACCTCTCAAACTATTTATTCTGCAAACACTCTTTTGCAAGAGAAGAGCAAGGGAAGAAAGTCTTTGGTGTCATCGACGAAGACGGAAAGCCGAAGTGGACAAACGCAAGTACCGAGCAGTACATGAAAGAGATAGAAAAAGAATACGGAAAGAAAACCGTCAAGGCATTTGAACGGGAAATCCGCGATTTCATAGACTATCTCAACGAGTACAGGCTCGATACGGGCTTAATGAGCAAGGAACTCCTTGACAAATTAAACGACATCTATCCTTATTATATTCCTACCAACAGGGCGGTCGTGAATAAGCCTCCAAAGGAATACGAACTCCCGAAGAATGTCGCGGAAGTAGAAAACGGAATCAAGAGAGCCGTCGGCGGGGACGCTCCGTTGGAAGACCTCTATACACAGTTAGTCAAGATGACGATGGCAACTATCCGTTCTGGTGAGCAGAACAAACTGTTAGCCATGTACGCAAAGGCGCACAACATAGAACCGACAAGACTTCCAAAGGACACTACGGCAGATGATGTGCTTGAGAGTTCTGTAGAAGCGTTTGATTCCGACCATAGAGGCAATTATAAAATACGTTTCTATGACAACGGAGAAGCAGTCACGATTCCTGTCAACAAGCATGCGGCAAAGGGAATCCGAGAGTTCAACGGACAGGACTACGCGACGCTTATTGAAGTGTCCGCGAAACTTGGAAAACTCCTGCACATGCGTGAGTATAAAGGACTCATTACAGACTGGAACTTGGTGTTCGGTGTTCGTAACGGAATGAGAGACGCTCAACAGGCTCTCGTAAACTCTAAAGATTCTCGTTACTTCACGGCATCAATCCCTCGCGCGAGGGCGGCGGTCGCAAACGAGAACAATGCCTTTAGAGTTCTCTACGACGCAAACGGCGGAAGATACTCAACTCTGCAACAAATAAACAGGCTCGATGAAATCGGTGCGCTCAATAAAAAGGGTGGCACGGTCGCCAAAGGACTTGAAAAAATCGAGGACATCAACGGCGCAATCGAAATGATGCCTCGTATGTGCGAGTTCATCGGCACTATCCAAAAAGAGGCTGACAATATCCTCGGAAGTAAAGGTATCAAGGAACTCAAGCGTGAAATCGAGGCAGAGGCTTCGGCTATCCCAGAGGCAGAGCGGACTGCGTGGATTGAAAATGAGTACGCGCAGAGAATCGTTGACCTTATTAAAAAGGAAAAGCCAGACATCATCGCAACTGCGATTAGAAACTCTGCTGACGTAACTGTAAACTTCTCAAGAAGTGGCGTTGTGACAAAGGCGTTCAACGCAGGCTTTGTCCCTTACCTCAATCCATCGGTACAGGGTCTTTCAAAGATGATGCGTATGTTCACGGAGTCAAAGGCTCAAGGATTCGGCAAACTCGCATGTTTCGGCGCAAAGTTAAGTGTTCTCACGATTGCCCCTGCGATGCTCAACGAGATTCTGTGTAAGGATAATGAGGCTTACCAGAGCATCAATTCAAGAGACAAAGACAATGCGTTCTTTATCCCGATGTCCCTGTTTGGTGGTGAACCAGACAAGTTCATCAAGATTCCAAAGCCAAGAGAAAACGCGGTATTGGCAGAGCCGTTTGAATATGGTTTGAGATACTTCATGGACAAGGCGCAGTACGGAACTCTTGACGAATTCAAGCAGATGTTTCTTTCTGCAGAGGCTAATGTCGGTATCGTGAATGTGTGGGAAGACAATATCGCGTCTCCAATTCTTAATACCATGATGAATAAGACATGGTACGGCGGCGACATTCTTTCCAAACAGGAACTCAAGAACGTAGAAAATGACGAGGCTTGGAAGAATTACGACGAGACGACATCTTGGTTCGCGAAAAAGATGGGCAAACTTGCCAACATTTCCCCAAAGAAAGTGGACAACATTTTAGATTCGTATACAGGTCTCATTTATGACTTCGGAATCTCGCAGACCTCACAAAAGAATCTAAACGACGTATATTCATCGCCAAAGAACTTCGTCAAGAACAATCCGTTTGTTCAGCAATTTATGAAAGACGCGGTGTTCTCAAATAAATATGCTACGAAATTCTGGGATAAGGCTGACGAACTCAATGAGGGGCATAATGGCGACAAAGACACGATAGAATACCGTGAGTACATGGCTAAATATGGCTACGATACATTCACCTACGATTCTGCGATAGCAGGAGTAGATAACGACAAGAATATTCCAAAGGAAGAAAAAGTCGAAATCAAACGCGAACTTCGCAAGTGCAAGAACCAACTTCTGCAACGCGCATTAAATGGCGAGGAAGTCAAGTATGACCCGATGCAGAGGATAATCAATATCTATAAGCGTCACGGAATCGAAAACGCAACAGATATATGTCTTTCATCGTATGCAGAGGGCGACCATGCGGACGCGTATAAACACCTTAAACAGTCAAAGGAATACAGGGACGCGACAGACGCAGAAAAGTTAGAACTGCAACGGAAGTTCCTCAAGACCTATAAGGGCGTAAAGAGAATCGCGAGATTCACAGGAGATAGCGACAAGTTCGTCAATTACTCTACAGTTGAATATGTGTGCGCGAAGAACGGCTATACAGGCGGTCTTATTGCCAACATGTACGCGTGGAAGTCTAAAGAGTATGCGGTCGAAAAAGGCTTGAAAGACATGAAGAGGTATATCGACGCGGGATATACTGAAAAGAACTTCAAGGTCACAATGAGAGCCATGAATCGCGGTGCTGAAAAGTTGGGAGACCCCGACAAGCCTTATGCTTCTAAACTTGAAGATTATAATAAGGCGATGATTAACGCAGAGAATGGCTATCGTGACGGTGCATATCTCGTTGCTTCTCCGTACATAAAAGACTCGCAAATGAACGCGGCTCGTTGTCTAACAGAGGGACACTCTGGCGAAGACTTCAAGTGGACTAATAAGCGTGTAAACAAGTTCTGCAAGAAATACGAAATATACGCTGATAAGAACTACAAGTATGACAACGAACAAGTTGCAAATGCCGTCAAGAAAGAATACGGAGATAAAACGCCAGAAGAACAGGCGGCGGTCTACGTGCTTATAACAGGCGACACAGAGGGTAATCCGTTCGGAGAAATCGGCGATTATTCCCACAAGAATGATTCTGGACTTCTTGAAGACGAAGAGAAGAAAGGAAAAGGCGGTCGCGGAAGAGGAAGAGGTCGTCGCGGAGGCGGTGGCGGAGGCAAAGGCTCAAAAGGAACTATGCCGTCAACATCGTCTGGCGCAATCAACGGCAAAGTAACCGACGTATTCGCAGGCTCTAACGGTTCAAAGGCATCGACACTCAATGATGCATATAGAAAAAAGGTTAGGAAACTGCGCGAACAAATGTATAAATAATATGTAAGAACCCTCGGCTTCGGTCGGGGGTTCTTATTTTTTTGAAAAAAATTAAATTTAGGGGTTGCATTGTATGCAATTGTGTGTTATAATGAGTTCGCAAAGGAGGTGAGGATATGACAAAAGAACGGCTTGCCGTAACGATTGACAAAGAACTTTACCGAAGAATCGTCGAGCAGGCAAAAGCGGAGAACAGGAATTTATCCAACTACGTAGAGACGCTTTTATACCAAGTTCTCGGCAAAGAAAAATAGGTGGGTTTACGGGTAATTATTCCGATAATCATAATTTTGGAATAACCGCAAACACCACCAAAAGAAAGGGTGGTGTTTTTTATTGAGAGTGAAAATCGTTGTAGGTACTGATTACGCAGACTTACAAAACCAGTTGAACGATTACCTTGAAAAATTAGACAGAACCCCTGCAACGGTTAGATACGAATTGGACAAACTAATCGCAATAGTAGAACACGAAGAGAAGAAGATTGTAAGCAGATGTTGCGATTGCCAGTTCTACGACGCGGGCGGAGACTCGCGGGGAGCGTGGGGACTGTGCCACAGAAAGGGCATAAGGACAAAGTTCAACAAAGAGAAGTGTGAATTATTTATGGACATTAGAGTTTAAGGAGGAATGAGAATGAAGATTTTGAAGAACGTAGAAATGCCAACTAACATCGGAAGAAACAGACTCGGAGAATCATCGCTTGCGTTGATGGACTTCTACGAGAACGGAGACAAGAACATCAAGTTCGAGTGCGAGTCAAAGAAAGAGGCTAACGCAGTTTACTCCACGATATTCGGCACGGCGAAGAGATACGGACTCGATGTAAAAATCGTAAGAAGTATGAACGACATCTATGTAGTTCGCAAGGAGAGCGAGTAATGCTCTCGGCATGGCAGAAAAAGGTCAAGTGCGAAATGATAATGAGAGACATGGAGTGTGAAGACCTTGCCAAAGCGGTAGGGAGCAAAAGCGGATATATAAGACAGTTGCTTTGCGCAACGTACGCAGATATTCCGCAGAGCAATCCCACCAAGAAGAGAATCAGTAAGTTTTTAGGATTGGAGGCGATAGAATGAACTATTTTGAGAAACTGAACTCAATCAACGTAAATGACCACGTTGAAAAAAAGAACGGTCTCACCTATCTGTCGTGGGCATGGGCATGGTCGGAAGTAAAGAAAGCATATCCGACCGCCAACTACACAGTCTACGAGAACGCAGACGGTTGGTGCTATCACACAGACGGAAAGACCGCTTGGGTAAAGACTGGCGTAACCATTGAGGGAATCGAACACATTGAAATGCTCCCTGTGATGGACTACAGAAACAAGTCTATCCCTGTAGATAATATCACAAGTTTCGACGTAAATAAAGCGATTCAGCGCAGTCTTACAAAGGCGTGTGCAAGGCACGGACTCGGACTTTATATCTACGCAGGGGAAGACCTGCCAGAAGATGCAACGGCTAACGTAGAGTTCACAAGAAAGGAACTCTTGGATAAGGTCGATGCGTTAATGGAAGTTAAAGGTGTTAGTTATGACGAGGTTCTTGAACTCGGCAACGCGAACAGTCTCGGAGACTTTGACGATGCGAGACTCAAGAAACTGATTGAATGGTTGGAGGGCAAGTAATGTGCAGAGATTGTGAATATGGAAACTACAGAGATTTCGATAACCCCGAAACTGCATACGAAATCATAGACAACGCCATGAGCCGTAAGGACATAAGAGACTCCATCAAAGAGGGGTACAGACAATGGCTCGAAGATACGGCGAGAGAATATTTCTGCGATGTCGGAGATTGGAACGATGAGTGGAAAGACGCTTGGCGAGAAGTGGTGTGGGAAATCATATGATTTCTAATACAGACAGAGCGTATTGGTTCGGGGCGAGTGATTCATACAAAGTCATAAACCCCAACCACAACACGCAGACTTGGCAAAAGTGGTGGAGAGTCAAATGCGGAACAGAAGCCCCCGACTTTACAGGGAACATCTATACAGAGGCAGGGACGAAGTTTGAACACCCAATCCTTGAAGCATTTGACAAAGACATCAATATGGACAGGCAGTTGGTTATAGAGGATTTGAGACTGCGCGTCAACTACGACGGAGACAAGGACGGAATGATATTTGAGGTCAAGACTCACAAAGCGGATAAGCCGTTTGAAATTACTCCGTACATCGAGGCGCAGGTGCAGACCGAAATGTATGTTTGGCAGGAGTGCCGAGACGACTTCAAGGGATTATATATCCTGTCTTATGGACTCACAGAGCATGACTATCTAACAGACGAACCTGTGGTAGACAAAAGCCGAATCAAAGTCCACAAAGTCAAGTATAAGAAAGGCGAAGTAAAGAAGTTCCTAAAGTGCCTCAAACCTTTAGTAGAGGAGTTAGACAGTATGAGGAAACCATCAATAATGCAGGACGAGAAGAAGTGCTATCTCACAGGATATGAGGGAGACGGACTTGATTGTCACCACATATACTTCGGGACGGCAAACAGACGAGTCAGCGACGAGAATGGATTTTGGTGTTGGCTACGGCATGATATGCACATAGAAAATTCGCCAAACGCAACACCACATAACGACAAAGAGGTAGACCTCTACTTGAAACAGGAGTGTCAAAAGAAGTTTGAGGAGACACATTCAAGGGAACGATTCATGGAGTTGATAGGGAGAAATTATTTAGATGATTGAGGTAGGAGTTAAAAAGTGTTGGGTTAAGTTTAAACCACCTGCGCCTCCATTGGTAGGGTTTCAAGTTGACCGCGAGGCTCTTGATGAGTTCAAAGACGTTCTCGGCAAAGACCTTAATGGATATGTAATAACCCTCAAGAAACCAAAGCAGAAGTCAAGAGATATGCACAACTATATGTGGGCATTGTGCGATGCAATCGCAAAGAAAAGGCATGGTTTCATGTCGCTCACAAAGGAAGACATATACAGACTTGCAGTTAGGGACGTTGGGTTGTGGAATGATGTCAAAGTTCCAAATGAAAGCACAAAGGAACTAATAGAAGACTGGCAGAGAAATGGAATTGGTTGGTTTGCGGAGACAGTATTCCGTGGAGACGAAGAAACAACCATAAGGCTTTACAGAGGCGCAAGCGTGTACGATGCAGAGCAATTATATAGACTCACAAATTACGTCGTACAGATGGCAAATGATGTTGGAATAAACACAATAACTAAAAGTGAAATGGAACAGTTAAAGGAGAAATGGTAATGGCAGAACGGAGAATGTTTGCAAAGACAATAGTAACGAGCGACGCGTTTCTCGACATGCCAATGAGTGCAAGGTGTCTGTACTTTACGCTCGGCATGTTCGCGGACGACGATGGGTTTGTCAATTCCCCGAAGTCTATTATGAGGCAGGTCGGTGCTACACAGGACGACATGCAGATTCTAATAGCAAAGAAGTTCGTTCTCCTGTTCGATAGTGGAGTAATAGTAATCAAGCATTGGCGGATAAACAATTATCTCCGCTCCGACAGATATAAGGAGACAACTTACATCGAGGAAAAGGCGGAGTTGACGGTAGAAGACAATGGTGCTTACACGAAAAATAATGATGGTATACCAACTGGTATACCAATGGTAGACCATTGTGAAACCCATAATAGTATAGGTAAGGATAGTATAGATAAGAATATATACGGCGAGTTCAAGAACGTGAGACTCAAAGAAGAAGAGTTCACCAAACTCAAGGAGAAGTTCCCAAAGGACTACAAAGACAGGATAGAGGCTCTGTCGGTATATATGCGGTCAAAGGGTAAGACCTACAAAGACCACTACGCGACCATACTATCGTGGGCAAGGAAAGAAGAGCGCGAGAAACCAAAGGTCATAGAGCCTAAAAAGTATAAAGAGTTCGTTAAAGAGGATTATGAGAGGGACGATTTCAAGGCAGAGCAGATGCCACAGGAATTGAGAGAAAGGTTAGGAGGTATGTTCAATGCAGGTTAGTGGACAGGCAACAGTATTCCGCAACGAGCATGACGGAATGAATGGTAAGTGGTATTCATACGCAGTCGGCGTATCAAGCAAAAAGCAGGACGGAACGTGGGTAAGTTCATACTTACCTACAAAGTTCCGCAAGGGTATCGAGGTAGACAACAAGGCGAGAATCGACATTAAAGATGGGTTCTTGACTGCGAGAGAATACGAGTCCAACGGAGAAAAAAAGAAAGTCATCGAATTGATGGTTCTTGAGTTCTACATGATAGATGAGAAGAACGACACAGGATTCACGGCTCTTACGGACGATGACGTTCCGTTTTAAGAATGATTAGGGATTGGGCAGAGAAAGAACTTAATATGGATTACTCCAACATCGGAGTCGTGTGTAGTGACATAGACTTGTTCCACGTTACTCCCGCAGGGTTCTTGATTCTCGGTGAGATAAAGAATCTCAAAGGTGAGTTTAAGCAGGGGCAGAAAGCACTTTTATCCAAGATTGTCGATGCGCACAAATACGGCGGTACAGTCTTATTCATTACACACGACAAAGATGTCCATTCGGGAGACAAGGTTGTAGATGTGGCGGATTGCCTCGTTGAAGAATACTACTGGAATGGAGAGTGGATAACCCCATATAGGTTTATAACAGTTAAAGATGCTATGAGAAAGTTAGAGAGGTAAAGAGAATGAAAGAGACTGGTTACAACATTTATGAGACAACCAACTACTCTATGTTCAAGAGCATGGAGGGCAACAGAGCCGTTACAGACGGCAGAGTAAGCAAAATCGTTGAGTCCATCAACAAGGTTGGATATGTCCTGTCGCCGATTCTCGTCAACGAGAAGATGGAAGTCATTGACGGACAGGGCAGACTGTCGGCATTAGAGAGACTGCGCCTACCTGTGCATTATATGATACAGGACGGCATAGGAATCAACGAGTGTATTCAGATGAATATTCATCAGAGCAATTGGGGTCTCACAGACTTCGTAAAATCCTACGCGATACGAGGCAACGAGAACTACCAGAGACTGCAGAGTCTATTGGATATTTACAAAGAGTTACCGACAGGCACAGTAATCATGTGCGCTACAGGAAACAACTACACGCATAGTGGGTGGTTGAACGCGAGACTAAAGAATGGAAAGGTGGAAGTCTCGGAGAAAGATTATGAACGCGCAAGATGGGAACTTGACTACTGCCTAAAGACACGGCAGGCGGCGAAGACCATCGGTGGGAAGAAAGAGCCGTTCTACGGCGCGGTGGTATACGCATATAGAAATCTCTCTTCCGAGGGCAGAAACAGAATGGAAGACATAATAAGACAGCATGCTTATGACTTTCCAAGCCTTACGAAACCTGTGGAATACCTCAAGAGGTTTGATGGTTTCTACAACGCAGGAGTGACAAAGGCAAAGAGAATCAAACTCGCGGTACAATGGGAAATTGACACGATGTAACTAATTGTGAGGGGTTGTATGAAAAACCATATAACCCCTCGAAAGAAAAGGAGAAAAGAAATGAATTGGAGAGAATATTTGAAGAAGATAATAAACGAGGCGGTAGACAGTCAGTATGACAAAGGATATATCGCGGGGTACAATGCCCACAAGATAGAAGACAAGAATGAGCGTGACCACAACCTGTTAGACCTTTACAGAAGAGGGTATCAGCAGGGCTACGCAGACGCGCAGGCAGAGATTGGCGAGATAACCATTGATGATTTGGGGGCGATGGAGTGACAGACTTAATATCAAGAGCCGATGCGATAGAGGCGGTGTGCCGTGAAATATGCGATACAAGGCGTGATAAATGTGAAACAATGGCAGACGGAAATTGCGGAATTATACAACGATTAGAGGCACTACCATCAGCCGATGCCGTACATGGTGAGTGGGAACATTGGGGAAGTCCGTTCAGCGATGAGAGCGAAGTCATAGACACCATTGTGTGTTCAGTATGTGGAGCAAGATTCATTGAGCCGAAAGACGAGCCAAAAGGGGAGTACAACTATTGTCCATCGTGCGGAGCGAGAATGTACAAAGGCGGTGATGATGAATGATTGTTGTTTGCCACGAAGATGATTATTTTGAGAAAACACCAATAGAAAAGCAAAGAGTGTGTTGCAACTGTCGCAACCGCAAAACAAGCGAAATAGTAAGCAAGTGTATGATAGACGGACACTACATTGGATATGTTCAATGCTTCACTAATTGGTGCAGACATTGGGCAACGGACGAATTGAAATGGATAGGCGGTGATTCAGAATGAGATTACCACAAGATAGGATACTACATATAGATACAGAACTTGCTGGAGATGAAGTGCGAGTTGTGGCAGAGTGTCAAGGCGAATTGGTGCGGTGTAAGGATTGCCGACACTATCTTATAGATGAATTTACTGCTACAACGGGGTGGTGTTATGAGATAAAGAATAGCGTAAATGAAGACGATTTCTGTTCATACGGAGAAAGGAGAGAGCCATGATTTGCTACCA